GTTTCGCTGTTCAAATAGAGCCGGGCGAATTACCTATATCAACTTTTTATGGAACAAAAGACCCAACTTTTGACAGCAAACAAATAAGACAGGTCGGCGTTCAAGTGGGAAACCTGATACCAGAAATACGGATAACTGGTGTTGATGTCGTGCCGAACAATAATGGTCAAACAAATCTAGCAATCAAATTTGAACGGACACAATAACCATGGCTTCACCAAACTTCTTGAACTATGTAAATTTAACTGTAAACGATAAAGAAATTACTGACGTTTACGATGAGGCTATTGAGTACGCGCAGACAGCAATGCCCGAGTTCACCCCTCGTGTCGGAACGGTTGAAAACGCATTGCTTGAAGCAGTTTCTCATACCACGGGGAGTTTGATCGCAACTATCAACCGTCTCCCAGATGGGTTGATGGAAGGCTTGTTGAATTTGATGGGTTTTTCACGGATTGAGGCGACAGCAGGTACGGGAACTGTTGAGATTGAATTATCGGTGAATACTGGTGCAACGATTGTTGCTGGAACAGTTTTCTCCTACGATGTGTACGACGGTGCTGGTGTTTTAACACAGTACCTATACGAGACGATCAACGACATCACTATCGCTTCTGGCGACACTACTGGTTCGGTTTCTGTTATTGCTTCTGACCCATCTCTATATCCAGACACACCTACCCCTTCTAACCTGACCGTTGTTTCAAGCACACCATTTATTCTTTCTGCCACACTCACATCACTCGCAAGCCTTGGAACAGACACGGAAACAGACTCTGAATACTTTAATCGTGCAGTTACCTATCTTGGTTCACTCAGTAGTTCAATTACAACTGCATCACAGTTAACAAACTATATTTCAACTAACTACCCGACCGTAAGTAGGTACAAGGTTTATGACCTGACTCAGGCAAAAGAGAACGACATTGTCAACGCTGTTCTCACATCAAATGTGGTCACATTAACGACTAGGTATGCTCACGGTTTTTCTGTAGGAAATGTTGTTGATGTCGCAGATATGGCTACCGCTGCTTATAACGGAACATACACAATAACCGCAGTCCCAACAACAACAACATTTCGTTATGCAAAAACGAACACAAATATTGCAACCGCGGCGACAACTGTTGGAAGCGTAGTTCTTGGCGATGGAATGCTTTTTTCTACAGCGAATGTCGGTGGTGCTGTAACAATTTCACTATGTGACTCGGTTGGAGATCCAGTATCCACAGCACAGAAACTCAGCATAAAAAATGATATTGAATCTCGTGTTGTTGCTGGCTTGAATGTTTATCTTCATGACATGAATACTTTTGATGTTACGGTCAGCACTACTATCGTTGTGGAAGCGAACTACTCAACATCGGATGTCGGATCCGCTGTATCAGCAGCCATTGAGTCATACCTGTCCATCAGCGGATGGGATTTCTCTCAATCAATCAATCATTTATATCTAACCACAATAGCATCAAAAATTGTTGGCGTAAAATATGTTGACTCAATGACTGTTTCCGTAGTTGGTTCTCCATCTTTCGCGTCCAATAATGTTGACGATGTTACGATACTTGAAAAAGGTGCAATACCGATTGGTGATTGCACTACGATCGCGACGTCCTAAACATGGGAATAATATTCAACTATCTTGATGTAACTGAAAGAACTTTTCTTGAGTCATCAACTTTCACTGCTTCAACAAGTGATTTTTGGACTTCTGATGGGACACTTTCTGTTGATGCCGTCAACTATCAGGACTCTGCTCGCGGATCGCTAAAACTTTCTCCAACATCATTGGAAAACTATGTTTACTACAATTATCACGCTTTAACATCCGACACTCCATCGCAGTTTTCGTTAACAGTGGATCAAGACGCTGGTGACTTTATTGAGGCTTTCATGTGGGTTAAGCCCACAAAGAACTGCACAGTGTATTTAAAAACCATTTTGTCTGAAGTTGAATTTGACGAAAACACTTCAACTTTTTCATTCGTTGACCCATTCAATCAAATAGTCGGCAATGAAGGATCTTTTGCTGTTGCCCTAGGAGGAACCGATGAGCCAAGATGGCAGTTGATCAGATCAGTTCCAATCCAAGTACCAACAACAGGTAGATGGTCTATACAGTTACGGTTTCGTGTTGTCTTTTCAACCTTGACCGATGCATACCTGAATATTTCTAGACCAACAGCACATCAGTGTAAGAGAATTTTTTCAAACGGTTTCTTGAGCCAATCTTTTGAATATTTGCCAGAGATATATCTTGAATCAGATTTGGCAGACTTCACTGTCAACGAGCCAACATATCCGTTGGCAAGGTTTTTTGATGTTTTAACTTCTGCATCTGATGAAATTCTTGATCAGAGTGTTGCCTTTGAATATTTAGACAAAAGCGAAGGTGGAGATTCAACGAACCTAGCGACTTTGAGTAGATTTGTTAATCCGAAAGTTTGTGACAGTTCTTATCTATCATGGCTTGCACAGTTCAGGGGGCGACCAATCTTGGTCACATATCAGCCTTCCACGGAAGGAATCGGTTGGCAAATTTTTACTTTGAACTCAAGCGTCTTGGACGGTGACGACGTTCTTGGTAACGATGCGACAAACCTTGGTGGTCTTCCTGCTGGTCTTGATGCCTTTGCCCGTTGGCAGGTAGAAACTGGCTATTACGGTCATAACGCTGGAACGCTTCAGGCTATGGTGAGCGCAATACAAAGAAACCTAACTGGCGCGAAGATAGTCGGGTCAACAGTCAGTCTCAATCAAATAAGTTTCACGACAAGCCAAGCAGAAACTTTTGGGACAGCACCAGAGGATGTCGGTTCATCAAATTCAGTTATTTTGTCTTTGATTGAGCCTGCAAGACCTTTGGGAATGATTGTCACCCACACATTGACTGCGTGATGTAGAATGTGTAGGTAAGTTTAAAATTGGAGGATTCATGGAAGAGGAAAATAGTGAAACTTCTATGGATGCAGAAATTGAGGAACTCCTTCGTGGGGCTCTACCTCAGGGTCTTGTAACCAATTTTGTGCTTATCGCAGAAGTAGTTTCCGACTCACAACAAGAGTTGGTTCTGTCCATTTCGGATTCCATGACCCCTTGGCTTGCCCATGGGATGCTGGAAACAGCGATGGATATGATGCGGTCGGGCGAGTATCAGTTCCCTATTACGGAGGAAAACAATGGACAAGAATATTAAAGCGAATGTAAGCGATCAGGCTGTCAAGGGCGCAATTTTGGGCGGACTTGGCTATCTTGCTAACAAGTATGGTGTTTCGGCTGAAGTTGTGGCTGTAATCATGCCTGTAGCGTTGACTGCCCTTGCTTGGGTATCAACCAAGATTGGCGACAAGAACACCACAGCAATTTTCTCGGCGGTCACAGCGATCGTTGAGGCTCAAGCAAAAAGCAAGAAAAAGGCTTAACGCTTCAAATCCTCAAGATACAAGTGATGTATTCTTGATAGGTGACAGCAGTTTGGGCTGCGTTACGGATTGAGGGCTAATGCTTGCAGGAAAATACAACATGGTGTGCGACCAAGGGTCTACCTTTACGCGCACCATAGAGATCAAAGAAGCCGACGGAACGGTGTTTTCTCTGAATGGCTATACAGCCCGCATGGAAGTAAGGCGAACGGTTGACGCATCCACTGCTCTTATAAGTTTAACTACCGCTAATGGGCGAATCACGATCAACGCCGCTCTTGGGGCGCTAACACTGACTTTGACCCCCGATTTGACTGCCTCATTGACACAAAGCGGTGTTTACGACCTAGAGATCGTTAAAACTGCAACTGGTGCGGTTCACAAAGTGGTTAGAGGAGAGTTCAAACTTGAAAGAGAGGTTTCACGATGAGTGATCTTTCCACACAGTTGACGATGGGCAACGCAGACTTCAATGTTGTTATTGAAGATCAACGAAACATTGTCCATATTGGCAATGAGGAGCCCAACATTATTCAGGTGGTTCTTCCGGGTGTTGCCGCAAGTTCTAGAACGAATGTTTCCTATGGCGAGGGTGCGCCTTGGACGATTGAGATAGAGATTTAATATGCCCGCACAGCCATCAGACTACGGCAATGTTGGCGATATATATATTGACGTACTTACTGGCGATTTTTATGGTCCAAAAACTGAGGCAGGGTGGCCGGATACGCCATTCTTTACCGCTTTGTCTTCGGCGACTATTGACGCCGCTGTTCTTAACGACAGGAAGATACACACCCAAAGTAGCGCCTCATCCACATGGAACATCACGCACGAATTAGGCGGAAGACCGTCTGTAACCATCGTGGATAGTGCAGGAACAGTAGTAGTTGGTGATGTAGTATATAATAGCAACACAAGTATA